AGAACCAGAAAATGGGGCTCCAACCCATCATCCATCTTGGGAGGAAGATCGAAAATCTTTCTGTGCAGCGGTCTCTGAGTTCGGAGGCTATGACGCTGTTGCAGCTTGGTCGGAGTCAAATGGTCATGGGCGTCCATCTCATTGGGGGACTAAAAACCGGACCAGATTGCTCGATAAGATCAAAAGTGGTGATGTGACCATAATTCCATTTTGAAAATCAACTGAACTATGATACAGTAACACGAGGGAGAAGAAATGCTGACCGAGGAAGACAAACTGCTTATCCGCGCGGGAACCCGTGGTGGAAGACCGATGCACAATCCAGAAGACCGAAGATGGACAATGTCTGTTCGGTTCAAAGCATCTACTATCAAAATTATGGATGACTTAATTAACCAGGATCGCTCACTGTCCAGAGGAGGGATCGTCAGGCTTGCACTGGATAGGTTCCTGGAAACATTGGAAACATTGGAGGTAGAGAAATGAAAATCACCCCAATGTTGTTGGCGAAGATTACTCACCGGATTGCGCTCGACGCTGTAGCAAAAGAGAAAAACGTATTCTGGGCTCAAGATGGTTCGTCGCGATTATTGAAGATCCCAGAAGGGAATGACTATTCAGTCAATGTAAATCCACCGGCAAAAAACGGTGGTGGAGATCCGGTTAAATACGAGCGAACCCGATTGATCCTTTTCGGTAGTTGTGTGGATTGCTGGGTCGAAGTGCCCAAATGAAGCAACTGAGCGAATACCGCTATTACTGCGGGGTTGATAAAAACGGGGAAAAAGCTGTTCTTCTGCTATCTCCTTTCGAGGTTGCATTATCTAAACAGCGGGTGAATGAATACCCCGAAGTCCGAACATGGTCCCCAGATCCCGATCCATGGGATCCACCCCAACCAGGACCAACGCTTTCAAACCCTCCGCGATTGGATCCACTTCGCATCGGTGGTGTCTTCGCTTGTGTTGTAGTTTGCTTGTTTCTGATGGTGACTTGTGGATAATCCACCGATATGGGTCAAAAACCCTACTACTGGCGGCCATTATGCAATGAGAAGCAAAAAGGCGTCGAAACCCTTTACAAATGGAATGCGAGAATGCAAAAGCATCAAACTATTTGATACAGATGTTGTTGCAGATATAGGTGCTTATGTTGGGGAGTATTCGATCTGGGCCGCTAAAAACGGAGCAAAACAAGTCCTATCATTTGAACCGACACCGCATACGTTCAAGATTTTATCGATGAATCGCCAGCCGAAAATGCAATTATTCAATTTGGCTGTTGTAGGGAATGATGACCCGTTTGTTGAATTCTTTATATCAAAAGGGATTGGCGTTACGAATAGCATTGCAAAATCACGCGGTAAATTCAAACGGATCAAGGTACCAACAATACGATATGAGGAAGCAGTAAAAGACGCGACGGTAGTCAAAATCGATGTTGAGGGTGCTGAATATGGGTACGAAATAATTCAACCACAGTTACGGGCTATTATTCTGGAATTCCATCCGATAGTCGGAAAGCCCTGGAAAAGATGGGCAGAAGGAATAATGACCAAAATTGAAATGAATGGGTTCAGCCCCATAATTAGACCAACATTTGAGAGCGGTTGGAATCTCACAGGCAGTTGGCTCAAGGAGTAGTATTGATATGGAACAGGAACAAGAACATAATTTTGTCGCTCTTGAAGACCAAATGTCTTGGGTGCCAATCGAGGACATTTTCCCATGGGAGAAAAACCCTCGCCATAATGATGAGGCTGTAGAAACACTGGCAGCGAGTATCAAGTTGTTCGGTTTTGTCGCTCCGATTATCGTACAACTGAGCAGTAATAGAATAATGGCGGGACATACAAGGTGGAAGGCTTGCCGACTTTTGGGGAGAAAAAAGGCAAGGGTTGTCTTCGCTGACTTCGATGATGACAAAGCCGCTGCGTATGCAATCGCAGATAACAAAACTGCCGAGCTATCATCTTGGGACAACAACATTTTGCCAGGGTTATTGGCGGATCTGAAAGAGAAAGACGTTGATCTTTCAAGCATCGGATTCAGTAAGGATGAATTGACCAATTTGTTTCTTGAAAAGGAAGATGGGGTCAACGATCCATGGGAGGAATGGGTTGGAATGCCCGAATATGAGAATGAAGACAAAAAGTCGTTCGCCCACGTAATTATTCATTTTGATGACGTTGCTGCAATAAGTGAATTTGCAAAACTACTCGACCAGAAAGTGAATGAAAACACCAAGAGTATTTGGTATCCGAAAAAGGATTGGGACAAGACGGAGGATTATAGGTATTGATTCCTCCGATTTACATACCGAGCAAAGGCCGAGCGGAAATAGAGAGAAGACTAACCGCGCGGTATTTTGATTCTATCGGTATCGATTATCTATTGGTAATCGAGCCCCAGGAATACGACTACTATCGGGAAAACGGAGTGGACAAGAAAAAGCTGCTCTGCATGGATCTGACATACAAAGAAAAGTATGATCTATTGGATGACTTCGGCACCGACAATATGGGCACTGGTGCGGGACCAGCCCGAAACTTCATTTGGGACCATTCGATTGCGAGCGGCCATGATTATCACTGGACTATGGATGACAACATTCGATCATTCTACAGGTTCCACAAAAATAGAAGGATCCGAGTGAGCGACCGTGCAATCTTTTTTGCCATGGAGGATTTTTGTAAACGGTATAAAAATATCGCAATGGCAGGTCCACAGTATTTTATGTTTTGCCCGTCGCGAGATGTATACCCACCGTTCGTTGCCAACAGGCGAATATATAGCTGTAATTTCATAAGAAATGATGTGCCTTTTCGTTGGCGTGGTCGGTATAACGAAGACACCATTCTTTCCCTGGATATGCTGAAAGCCGGTTGGTGTACTGTTTTATTCAATGCCTTTTTACAACAAAAAACGCCCACCCAAATAATGAAAGGAGGAAATACCGAAGAGATATATGTGCCAGAAGACAGGGCAAAAGGAGAAAAATACTCAAAAACCGGGACTGTAGCCAAATCACAAATGCTGGTTGATGCTCATCCTGACGTTTCAAAAGTAGTATTCAGATTCGGTCGTGTCCATCACCATGTGGACTATAGACCATTCAAGAGAAACAAACTGCTCCGTCGCGAGGATTATGACGTAGAGAAAACACCGAATAATTACGGGATGGGACTGCACAGAAAAGGTGAAGGCAATGGGAAAACCGGGGCGACCAAGTAAATTCACAGCAGACAGAAAAAAGCGAGTAATCGAGGCGACAAGGGTTGGAAGTACAAGAGAGATAGCATCCGCATACGCAGGGATCCCACTCAGAACATTACAATCCTGGATGAGTAGAGGAAGACGAGATCAAGACCAGGAATCTGACTTTGCTGAATTTGTTCGTGATGTTGATCAAGCGGAGTCTCAATCTGCTATCAAGTCGCTCGCACTGATACAGAATGCAGCTATGGAAGGATCCTGGCAAGCCGCAGCATGGATGCTTGAACGTCGTCATGGTTATCGTCGTGAAATGTCACTGTCGGTCTCGGTGGAAGCAGATAGCGAAATCTTGAGCGTTGAAGAATTACGGAAAGAGATTGAAGATGCAGATCGTGTGATCTCTCCAATGATTGATGGTCCGGTGGTGGACCTGGATGATTAACAATCGTGCATTATTATCGAGAGGCTTGGAAGCAAGGAGGGCATTGATTCGGAAAGCTGCAAAGTATCCGCTTTCGGTGGCGCGATTGTGGGAGCCACATTGTTGTAGGTGGGATGGTTCAGGGAATGAATCCCCAAGGGCAAGAGGTTGTGGTCGCCCAATGGTACACATATCTGGCGGTGTTTTTCGTTGTGATCGGTGCGGGATTGTCGAACCCCGAACATCTCAAAAACAGGTCATTCGATCCATATTACTTGGGGGCGATGCTTGTTTGGTTGCTGGAGGGAATAGAGCGGGGAAAACCCAAATGGGCAGTATGCTGGCTGTTGCTATTGCTGCGGGTTCCAATGAGCATTGGGTTCGAGATTGGATGACTTTGAATGACATACCAGAATCACTTATCCCAGAAAAGCCCGGTGTTGTCTGGATAGGCTCACTTTCGTATGGTGATAGTTTGGAGTATTTACGCCCAAAGCTCGACCAGTATTTACCGAAAGGAACCAAAAAAAGACAATGGACAGCAAATAATAGAGGACTTGCGGTATTACCAAATAACGGTCGGATCGTATCAATGTCTTGTGATTCGGGAAGGGAAAAGTGGCAAGGTGGATCTCCAACTATTGTGTGGTTGGACGAAGAACCGGGGCAGGACATATTTGACGAAACAATGCTTCGGGTTGTTGATTCCAAGGGTTGGGTATTGGTAACAGCAACCCCGCTAAAAGGGCTCACCTGGATGCATGATCGCTTTTTGGACAAGCCGTATCCAGGCTTTTCAACAGATCGTATCTCCGGGCTCGATAATCCGTATATCTCCTCTCAAAAGATGAAAAGTGCAGTCGCTCATTTATCCGAAGCATCACAGCGGTCGCGGTTGTTCGGTGAATTTACCTCACAGGCTGGTCTGGTATATTCTGAATTCTTGCCAAAATTACATATTCAATCTGTTGAGATTGGAGATAATTGGGAACGGCATCGGTCTATTGACTTCGGATCTACTCACCCTTTTTGTTGTTTATGGATCGCGGTTGCTCCTTCCGGATCTCTTCGGGCCGATCCAACTCTGGTGGTATACCAAGAATTATATCAGACAGGACTAACTACGATTGAGGCTGGGAGGAAAATCAAGGAAATGTCAAAAGCCGAAGATTATTTTTGGACTGTAGCCGACCCAGAGTCAAAGGACGGAAGACTAACCTTGGCGCGAGAGTGCATGATCCCAACCCATAAAGCACCAAAACACATGGGTGTTCTTGAAGGAATTGGGATGCTGAGGGAATTGATGACAGTCGATGGCGAGGGAAAACCAGGACTGTTGATCCACCCTGGTTGTAAGAATTTGATCCGAGAATTCAAACTGTATCGCTGGGATGCCAAATCAAAAAGGGACAGGCCCAAAAAGGAGAATGATCACGCTCTTGATGCGTTACGATACGAAACAATGCAGTGGGTACGCTATAATCGACACAGATAGGAGTTCAAAATGGATGAAAATACACCAGGGTATTGGGGTCGACTATGGGGTGCGGTGATCGGTAAACAAGGTCCGGTTGAAATGACACCCGAAAAACCAAACCATGGTGCTGCGTGGGCTTCCGCTGGTGGGGTTCGTGCCCCGTATTCTCAAACGAATGCGTTATCTGCTCTTGGAATTCATGCGTATGTTCATGCTGCTGCAACACGAGCAGCACAAGATTTGGCTGCGCTTCCATTATTGCTCATTCGGGGAAAAGGAGAAAAGGAAGAGATAATCCAAAATCACGAGGTTCTGGACCTATTGGCTCAACCGAATAGTTCTACCGATGGTGAATTGTGGCGTGAGCAATTGGCGATTGATTTGATGTTGCCAGGGAATGCCTATACACTTCTTTTGGGTGCTGGTGAGAAGCCGGTTTCACTTATTCGACTGCATCCTGGCGAAACAGAAATAATCACAACCCCAGCCGAAGGCTTGTCTGGATACCAGCATCGATCAAGTGGTCAAGCGGTAGTCTATCCTCCAGAGCGTGTAATTCATCTTCGTAATTCCACATATTCAATGGGTCCGAGTAGTCTATACGGAACAGGCGCAGTGGAAGCATTGAGATTTGAGTTGGATGGGGACATAAACGCCCAAAAACTTGCAAGCCAAGCGAGCGCACAAGGAAGACCCGACGTTTTATTGAGCCCAGCCGAGGATGGGGACATTTGGCCGAGCGAAGTGAGGAAACAGATAGCCGACCAATATACTGGATTGGTCAAGAGCGGTGGCGCATTGGTGCTATCCGGTGCGGTGAAAATGGAAACGCTCAATCTCACCCCGCGAGATATGGAATTTAAAGTGGTTCGGTCCATGACCCGTGAATCTGTTTCCGCTGTTCTCGGTGTTCCTGGTTCGGTTCTTGGTCTTCCATCTGCAAATTATGCAACTTCAAAACAGCAAGCAGTTCACTACTGGAGCGTTCAGCAAAAGCGAGGAAGTAGAATGGAGACCCTATTCACCACAGTCGCTAAAAAGTGGGATCCAGATTTTAGGGTTATCCATGATTATTCTGAGGTGGAAGCATTGCAGGCTGTAAGAACCGAGCGGCTTCAACGTGTGCAAATGCATATCCATCTCGGAGCAGATCCAGCATCGGCATATACGGCAGAGGGATTGGTTCAACCACTACCATCCACCGATCTTGATATATCCGAGAATGATGACAGAACAGGAGCAGAATTTGTCGGGCGTAGTTTAACGAAAAAAAAAAGAGCCTGACCAAAGCATCAACCCCACGAGATCGCCAATGGTGGAGATGGTTGCGTCGGATTCATCAACCCGCTGAAAAAGCAATCTATCGGGTTGTTCGTCGTTACATGCTCGATTCCCTTAAACGATATAAAAAGCGGATTCGTGAACAGGTCACAGAGTCAAAAGGCGTCGACATTCATCTCCGGACTGTTATGTCCTGGAAGGAATTACTCGCGATTGCAGAGGAACAAAGAGAATACATATCGACCGTGGGCCCAACATTTGTCCGACACTGGCAGATTGCAGGTACAGAGCAATTACAAACCATCGCTTCCATCGCTGACATTGATTTGACTGTACCTTTTGCAGATCGTGAAATGGCGAACGTTGCTATGTCTGCCGCAGCCCAACAGATCACAGCTACAACAGGTGTAGCGGTTAAATCAATAATCGAAACTGGTTTGGTTGGGGGACTATCCATCGAAAATATGGCTATCCAACTTGCGAAGTCGGGGTCAATGTCGGTCGGTCGTGCAACTATGATCGCCAGGACAGAGGCAACTCGCGCTGTGAATGGAGCGTCGGTCGATGCTTATCGAGAAGCCCAATCGCAAGGAATAGAACTTGAAAAAGAATGGATGAGCGCAAGAGATGACAAAGTCAGAGATGAACACAAGTATCTTGATCAACAGCGGATTGGCGTGAATATGAATTTCGAGGTTGATGGGGAATATGCCGACGCACCGGGAGGTTTTGGCGTTCCTTCTCTCGATATAAATTGCCGATGCACTGTTAGCCCAAAGGTGATCCGATAATTTCCGACATAATTATTCGGGTATGTGGTTCTTCGTTTGGCTCACCATAATTATCAATACAATACAAAATACAACATTGGCTATCGTCTTTCCATGCTCCACCAGCGGAAAGTGCATCTTTGATGGTCTTCACCAAATTATCAACATCTGGGCGAGTTGTTTTCCACATTCGATCTATTCCCTTGAGTGCCTTGGGTCGCTTATGGACGAATTCAACATGTAGAGAAACAGGACCAACAAAAGAAGAAATGCGATGCTGCGCGAAATGGAAGCTGATTTGACCAGCATATATCTCTTTTGCCTGGCGGTATTTTTTGGGGTAGAAAGTACCCCGCATCGTCACTCGTGGTCGGGGGCATGGGATTGGTTGTCCCAATATGACGAATTCAGTCTTTTTTTGGCTCATTTGTTATTTTACCGGGTTCCTCGAAATATGATATAAAGTATCCCATGATAAAAAAAGCACTATCAATTGAGAGAAAAGAAGCGGCTGGAAACAATAGCGGTAGTGTCGTTAGTTTTGTCGCCTCAACTGATAACGAAGATCGCTATGGGGATATAATAAACCAAGAAGGCTGGAACCTGGAAAGCTACAAAAGCAACCCCGTTGTTTTACTCAACCATAATCCAATGTCGCTTCCGATAGGTCGCGGTTTGGTTGAGGTGCGAGATGGGGCTCTTGAGATTGATGTTGAATTCGATACTGGCGATGATGGGATTGGAAGGGAGATAGCCCGAAAGGTTGACGCGGGTTTTCTTCATTCGGTATCAGTGGGTTTTCGAGCGGTTGAATTTACCCCGCGCTCAAAACTACCATCCGATCACAGATACCACAGTGAAAACAAGGGCACATATTTTTCAAGTTCTGAATTACTGGAGGTATCAATCGTGACTATTCCGGCCAATCCCGATGCGTCTATATCTGCTCGATCAAATGATGATCTGGATGCAAGGATTCGATCAATTGTCCGGGGTGAGATTGGCGCGATACCTTCTCTCAAACTTCGACATATCCTGGATCTAACAGAGAATGAAGAAAGTATAACGATCACTTTTGCCAAGCCTGTTGAAGAGTATCCGGAAGACGAAGAGATTGAAGACGAGATCGAGGAAGAAACCGAAACCATAGATGAGACCGAGGAAAAAGATTTTCACCTTGCGGCTCTTGCTGCTTTTTTGAGCCAATAGGAGGCTTTTCAAATGTCTAAACAAAACGCGGTCGAAGAAGCGAAAAAGGTAATCGCTGGAATCGTATCCCATCAAAAGAGTTCGGAGAATAGACTTCAAAACTTTGAATCTCAAGTCTCTGACTTGAAAGAAGCCCACCGCAAGATGGTCGAAGCACAGACGCAGCCAACAGCGATCCCGGTTTCTGGTGGTGATCTTGCTCTTCGTCGTTTCATCTCTGATGATGGTGTTCAATGGTCAACCGAAACCAAAACAATCGACACACCAGGACTTGGGCGCGTCAATGTTGAGCAGGAAGGACTTGTTGATAGCGGATCTCCTTGCAATGCATGGCATAAGGAATTGGTCGACATAGCCCAGAAGCGTTCTTTTTGTCGTTTGCTCCAACGTGAACCGCACACCCCGAAGAATGATATAAAGCTATATTCACATCTCCAAAAGGCTCCCGGCTTTTTACGTGACCATATCTCCAAAGCGTTTTCCGATAGTGTCGGTGTCGGGGCCGAGTGGATCCCAGATGCGTTCGGAACATCTCTGTATGAGACTTTCCAAACACCCCGAAACCTCCGAAGTCTGTTTCCTGAAGTCCCAATGGACCGAGAAACCATGTTACTTCCAAGAATTGATCGCGGTGGTGTTCCCTATATCCGTGCAGCATCAACCGATGCGGTGGCTAATTATACCGCGTCAACTGTGGGAACGTCACAAGCCACAATCCGCGCTGCATCATTGGCGGTACTTTACAACATCGACCAGGACGCAGCCGAAGATACCATCATGGCGATTGCCCCGGCACTGTCAAAAGCTATCGTTTCGGATCTTGAAGACGGATTTGAAGACTGCATGTTGAATGGTGATACCGCAGGTACTCAGGATACAATCGCAACCTGGAACCCTCGATCTCGATGGGGTGGAGGATCAACTGGTCTTGGTAGTCCCGGTGATCACCGAAGGGCTTTTGATGGTTTGAGAAAGAAGGCTATTGCAACCGGGGGCCCATGCACAAAAGGATACGGGGCCGCGTTCACCTTTACGACATTGATGGAATTGGTCGCTGCGCTCGGTGAGTTAAATGGTTCTGATCGTATTTTTATCATGCCCCCGGAATTGGTAGTCGCAAATCTGCTCACATTGACTGAATGTGTCACGGTCGAAAAATATGGCCCATTGGCGTCAATCTTGACAGGCGAAATCAGCCGAATTGCTGGAATTCCAGTAGTTATGAGTCGTTTCCTAACCACCGATATGAATACTGGTGGTGTATACGACAACATAACCACGAACAGAACGGGAATGGTTCTGGTCGCTCGCGATAGTTATCCGATTTTCATGCGTCGGGGGATCACGGTCGAACAGGACAAGCACGTTCCAAGTGGCACTATTCAACTTGCTGCTACACTTCGCGCTTCCCAAACGAGCATGGATCCAGCGGGAACACAAAATGTGGCTTATGGTTATCACTTGCCCCCAGTATGATTATCGAGATTGAAGGATGAAAAAAGATGAGCTTGGTGTCTGCCTCAACCCTGCGGGAGTACCTGCCCGAAATCCAGGGGACGGGGGCCGACGCTGCGCTCACTTCTCTTATCTCTCGGACAGAGGAGATGATTGCGAGGTTTCTGGGTTTTCCGGGTACCTCCCCGGCACTGGACGCAGCCACATTAACCCTGTACGTCGACGGGCCGACCAATACGAATTCAAATATTCTCCAATTACCAGTGAAACCGCTTGTGAGTGTGTCTACTGTTCACAGCGACGCCAACCAGGAATACGGATCATCCACCGCGATTGCAACGGGGGATCTGATACTGGATCTTGAATGGTCGCAACTAATTATCAAACCTACAGCCGCAACCCGTGGTTTTGTCTATGCTCACAGAGGGAATAAGGTTGTCGGCAATTTTGGTTATTCTACTGGATCCCCACCGGATGATTTGGTTCATGCAATCTGCGTTTGGGCTTCTCAACTACAGCGGCAAAAACAGACATTGGGCAAACTCTCAATAGGACAACGAGGGAATTCGCTAACCCCAGCCAAACCGCAAATGCCCGAAGAGGTGAAAGAGATCCTACGCCCTTTCCGATCTCCATCGGTGCTATTGTGACGACGATTACTTTCCAGGAATTACAACGTCTTTTGTATGACCAGCCCAAGATAATGGCGAAAAAACTAACCCTTGAAGGTGAAAAGTTGGGCCACGAAACTGAGGACTTTGCAAAAATAAATGCGAGGACTTTCCCACGAGTTTGGACGGGTCGTTTGAGAGCATCGATCAAACCTCAACGATTGCCTCACGGACAATTCGGATTTTTACTCCGTGCTGGTGGTCAGAATATAGTGGGTCATGCGGGGATCCCTGCCGATGTGGAGTACGCTGCGAAGATTGAATTCGGAGAAGGAAAATTGAAGCCCCGACTTTTCATGGCACGAGCAATGCAGAAGACCGAGAAAACCCTGCCCGACAAACTGGCTAAAATTGTCAGAATGTCGCTTGGTGATAGGTCTATCTGATGCCGGTTATAGAAAATACAGTATTGAACCGACTTCAAGTCGTGATCGCTCAAGACTATACAGCGGGATTTTCGGGGTATGACTTATCTGCCACAGGATCTGTAACGGTTGGGGCGGTGGATCTGTCCGGGGTTATCCCATCTGCTTCGATTATTTATGTTGATACGGTAGAAAAACAAGGACGGTCACTTGGGAGATATACTGGAGATATGCGGTTTCAAATCCTCGCTTTTGCTGGTGGTGTATCTCTTTCGGATAGGGTTACAAATGCGCTCGATCTTGCTGGCGATATATCCAAATCTGTAACCTCGGATCGGTCTTTGGGATTATCCGGAACTATAGAGGACGTATTGATCTCTCGCACCGCCCTGGATGGGCAAGAGATGGGGATCCCCGCAGTCGGAATTGCTATGATGGAATTATCGGTCACATTTTCAAACCAGTTTGGGGTTTAATTATGGGTTGGTACTCATCTGGATTCAAGCGACGCATAGCGGTTACAATCAACGCTATTGGTGCTGGTGGTGGATCGGGTACAATAGACTTGTCGATAGTAGTACCGTCCAAATTTGATGCATTCTGGGACAATATACGAGCAGACGGGTACGACATAGTAGTGACGAATCAACATGGCGATTTGGCTACGTTCAAGCGACAGACCTATCATGGCCCAAATAAATTACTCACTCTTGAAGTGGATAATATGACCATATCGGACAAGAACAGGATGAATGTCTGCTGGATATACTTTGATAATCCTAACCAGACTACGGATCTATCATCTGTGTTTTCAACATCGGGACCATTGACAGGAGTCCCCCACCAGGGAGGCCCAGGTGGTTTTGTTGTAGTATCAACCCGAAACCAAGCAATCGCAAACCAACCACTGACGACATTTATCAAAGATCCCGGTGAAATTATCGATGTTTGGTTTTCTACGAGTGGGCTATTTGAAAGAAGATCCACCCCCAGCAATGGGCGCAATCTATTTGACGATCCGTCTTATGTCGAAGTTGAGTCTCTAACCTCTGGTGGTGTTGATAGCACAGCCAGATATGTCGAGAATGAATCTCGATTTGTAGACGGTTGGGTTCGTGTTCGACTACAAGCCGGTGATAATGGTACGGACTACAGTGTTCGGTGTATCGTTAAAAGTATCAATTTGAATGTATATATTTTATCATGCCTCGTGAAAGTGCAAAAACTACTTCCGGAAGCATAAAAGGAGACTGAAAATGGCTATAGAGTTCGGGCGTCAAGCCTATGTGAAATTGGCAGAAGAATCAACCTGGGGTGTTGCTCCTGGTTCTTATCCTGTTGATAACCGTATCAATTCCAGTTCCTTGTCTCGATCTCAAGAACGCAACCGGAAAACACATCTCAGTTCTTCAAGTGCTGCATTCCAGATCGATAGCTACGATGGTATGGAGATAGCCGGTGGGACTATCGAACTGCCGATGCACTACGAAGGTAGTGGAATGCTGATAAAAGCAGCGTTGGGGTCCGTAGCATCCACAGGTTCAGGACCATATACCCACACATTTACTCCGACTTTGACCATTCCTTCATTGGCGATCAAAAACCAGCGAGGATCCGGAACATCGGAAGAATTCCTGGGATGCAAAGTTGCATCGATGAATCTTTCCTGTGAGGCCGGTGGCGAATTGATGGGTTCATTCGAGATTATTGCAAAGACAGCAAATAATCGAGCGGCTGCACTTCCGCCTCCTGGATTTGGTGATGGTAGAGAGGTATTGCATTTTGAAGCAAGCCAAATGCTTTTTGCGGGTGTGAATTATGACATTCGATCCTTCAATCTCGATCTACAAAATTCACAGGAGCGACGGAACAATCTTGGTAGCAAGCTGACAGGCGAGCCACAGCTTTCCGACATTCGGGAGTGCACCCTGTCAATTGAGGCAGATATGAATGGGGACGTTTTGTATCAAGCTCAACTTGTAGGGAATACCTCCGACGTAACAATCACTTTTCAAAATTCCGATATGGATAATTTTGAGATCCGGTTGCGTGATGCATATCTTCGAGAGTATTCCGACGATGTGAATAGTTTTGGGGTGATCACCCGATCCATGACATTTGTCGGACAGGGCGTTAGTCCTAACGAAGCACTGGAGATCAAGATCATCAATCAAGATGCGTCACCAACTGGCAACTAATTAAACAATAAACCACCGAGGAAAACATGAAAGATATATTGAGGCAGATCCAGGAGTCGGCCAAATTCACCTTGTCCATATTTGACGGTGCGCTTGAGATTGAAGGGCGCATATTATCTCCCGCTGAAACCGAAGCTGCGGGATTGACTTCGTCGATGATCGCCACTCAGATCATGGGCAAGAACGAAAAAAAAGGTTTTGCTTCTCTCCAAGCCAGGATCAAGGGCAGAGATTTTGCTGACTTGGAGGAAGAGTTGATTGAAGAGTTGATCCAGGCGATGGGAACGATCAAACCTGAAAGTCTCTTGAAAATGGAAGCAAGCCAAGATCATCTTTTGATCCAGATCGTGAAAAGGGCGAGCAGTGACGAAGGGAAAACGTGGGAAAGGTTACATCTCGTTACTGGTGTCGATCAACAAGATGCAGATCAAGGTCGGCTATGGGTTGGAATGATCACAAAAGAGGATCGAACCGCCATTCTTGAACGGGCACTTTCTGGACATTCGGAGGCTATAACGCGGCTGGAAACGTTTCGAGACAGATCCTAATTATGTTCATTTGGTAGACATAATTGCCAGGTCTTATGGAAAACTGCCTTCGGAGGTTGCAGGTTTATCGTGGTCGGATCTTGTGATATGCTCAAGGTGTGTACTGGCTCGATCCGATCGGGTTAAAAAAGTATTGAAACGAGCGGGAAAAAAGAACCCGCCCCAACCAACCCTGTCTGTTTTCGATCTCGCGGATCTCCTCTGATATGCCTTCCACTATCGTCAAATACATATTGGACATTGAGACCGGAAAGTCTCGTGTCGATGTTAAAAAGACAGAAAAGGCGGTCGGGGAATTAAATAAGGATCTCAAAAAGACAGAGAAGCAAGGGAAAAGAACTGCTGGATCACTTGCCAAAATCGGTGGGGCTCTTGGAAAGGTTGCGATTGCTGCGGCTGGTATTGGTGTTTTGGCGATGGGGCTCAAACGTGCAGCCGAAGCATCCTATGAATTTGCAAAATCTGCGGTTGATAGTGTCAATCAACTGAATGACATAGCCGTCAAGTCGGGGATCTCGGCTCAAGGTGTCCAGGCAATAATTCAAGCGTTTGAAGGCTCTGGGCAAGCCGCTGGGGCCGCTGATGCGTTTATGTCACGCCTACCCCAGACATTCGCTGCAATTGCCACAGCGGGGACGAGATCGAGCAAGGTGGCGAAGGGTTTGGGTATCGCATTGACCGATGCGAGTGGGGCCGCATTATCCTCCGATCAAATAATGGTGAATCTCACCAATAAATTCCAGGCAATCGAAGACCCAACCAAAAGAGCCACAGCGGCTTTTCTCTTATTCGGTCGGTCTGCTGGCAGTTTCCTACAAGCATTCGGGGCGTCGGCAGAGTTTGAGAAGTTTCTTGGTTTTGCTGAAAAGTTCGGTGTCAAAACAGGGAAAGAAGCAAGTGAACAAGCGGCCGCATTCCAGGAACAATTGGCGGCTTTATCCATCGTATCAAAGGGGACATTCCAGACTATCGCAACCGGAACGGGTGTTGTTGGTGTATTCTCGTCCGTGCTTCTTGAGACCGGAAAGTCGCTCGCTTTTATCCAGGCGTTCATCATTGCAGGTGAGGATACATTTGAAAAGTATGCCTTTTGGATCAAACTTATTACGGATCGGTTTAGCAATCTTGGAACGATGATCGCGACAATAGTTAGTCCCCAATTGGGCAATGTGCTTCAAATAATGGGTCTGGTTGATACCCTCACCGAAAAAATAACAGGAAAAACCCTATCGGGGGCAACTTCGGATGCATGGGTCGACATTTTTGGGTTCACGACTGCGGTGGATGCTGGAAAGGATGCAGCGGCAGAATACGAAAAAATGATCGAGGATCTCCTCTCTGGTCTTGAGATTGACGAAAAGAGAGCGGAGGATGCAGCGGCACAACTTGAAAAACTGTTAGCAGATTTACAAAACCTTGATGCTGATGGAGAAGGAAAAGGTATTGCGCCCGATACAAGCGGGATCGAGGCTGGCACAAAATTCCTGGATGACTTCATAGCAAAGTCCAAAATCGTCACCGAGAAAGACCAACTTGAGGCAACATTTGCAGCGATTGAAGACGAGATCCGAAACGCGGCAGAAGCGAGCGGTGATTTTGATCGAGGAATGGAAGCTCTTGAGCTTGCCACTTATGAATATGAGATTCAAGTGGCGGCTGTTAATTTGGAATTGAAGAAATTGGAGGAAAGCAAGGCGGCAGAGAAGCAAGCCGAAGCATTTGCCAAATTGGGCGACCAAATCACAAGGGCTGGGAATGGTCTTTCATCGTTATTGACGGGTGATGTTTCCGGTTTTGTCAGTGGTTTGACACCACAGATTGAGAAAGGAATAAAAAGCGCAATCGGATCCGCTGGTGGGTCGGCTGGTGCGATGGCGATGGTTGCTCCTGTTGTTGGTGCAATCAAGGCTGTTTTGGGCGCGGCTGCACAAATTGGACAGGCTGGATTGATCGATCCAGAAACAGGAAAAAGGGCGACCGATGCTCGTGCGCGTGTTTTGGCGGTTGAGTCGGTGGAAGAACGGATCCGAAACCAAGCAAGATCGATTGAGATCGGAATGAAAGTATTGCCAGAGATTTTGGTTGAGGTATTGCCTGGAATCCTTGATGATTTTGGCTTAATGCTGATTGATGTTCTGGTATCCTTACCCCGTTTATTCGCTGAATCTATGACTTCGGCATTGCGAGACGCCTTGCCAAGTGTTTTTGGAGACCCAACGAAAAATAAGAGCGGGGATGATGTTGAGCCATCAGGTGGTTTTAAGGGATGGGCGACATTGATCAATATGCTTGCTGATGCAATTAAATCGAGAGAATCGGGTGGGCGGATCCCCTTCGCTGAATCGGGTTTGAGATTTACGGGTCAATCATCCGGGCTCGCTGTTCTCCATCCGGGGGAATTCGTGGTTCCCAGAACAGGCCAGGCAGGGCAAGAGGTACAGCGGGATCTCAGTTCTCAATCTGGGGGCGGTGGGATAACTATCAACGTTTCGGGAACCATAGTCGAATCCAATGCTGTTGATGAATTGGTCAGAAGGATCGAGAATCGCTTTTTGGCTTTTGGTGGTGGATCCTCTCCGCTGTTCGGGGGTACTTGATGAGCGCGAAATTCTGGTTTTATCCCCAGCCTGATGGTCGCAGATTGGTCGAGATTGATCTTGGTGAGGATTTGGGTGAACTGTTTTCTGATTGGGACATTGATGCGGTGGATGGTCGATCAATGGATGGAGGGATCTTTCGATCTGTTGGGCGTGGAAACGAAATGGTAACCATTCAGCGGGATCGGATGCTATTGGGCGAGGAGGTTGCTGCGAAGTTGTGGGCACTCCAAAATCACCTTGACCGTGGATACAATGTCGCTTTTTCAGCAGATCACACCAAATCCAGCGCGATCCCGGTAATTGTCGAACCAACATCATTACAAACAAGCATAACCCTTGGACCCGATACATTTGCCGATATGTGGGGATACCAACCACCGACCACAGGCGAGCGTTATGTTTTGATGACGGGTGGGCCAGGCGTAATTACCGAAATAATCAAAGCCGACACAGTAAACATAACCAGGACAAGTGGGGGATCTCTCAATCTTGATGGGTCAATAGTTTTCACTTATGACCGACCAGTATTTTGTCGATGGTGGCGGTCTTGGCCAATGCTGAAAAGACCCCAAGCAGATGTTGGGAAAAATATAGTCACCAATGAGGGAGGAAGATTGTGGTCACTAAATTTGAGATTAACGACAAATAATGCCGGTCTATTCGCTTCCCATCCAGGCGGGACATTGGAAGAATGGGCCATGGTCACAGATATAATTACAGGTGAAGATTTGGTTCCTTTTGGTGCAACGCTTGATTCATTCGACGCAAGTCCAAAACATGGCGCGGTTAGTCTTGTCGGATCTTATCGTCCCAACTATTTCAAGCTGGGATGATCCGTGGGTTGGTCTACTGATTTTGTTGCTGGTTTAGGTTCTGGGTCAATCGTACCAGAATTTGAATTGAAGTTTGTAGAGGTATATGGATCTGTTGGAGATGGGATCACCCTTGGATCCACCGGGGTAACTTGGCCAGTACAAACCAAACGTATCAAAATAGATGCTGGATCTGTCCAGGTTCAAGGAACGACGGTAATTCCTCAACGGTGGTCTGTTTCTTTCGGGGGATGGTCGGTGGGTTTGGTCGGTGACATTCGGGACATTGCAGGGTATATCCGACGCGGCCAATTTGCAGAGTTGCACTGTCGGCTAAATGGCTTTTCAGGTTTTGAGCGTATCGCAATGGGGTCTCTTGATGGATTATCTGGATCTCGTGGTGTTTGGCGTCTTACCTTTCGTGATCTCATCTCTACTTTTCAGAATAGGCTAAACAATCACGTTCGGGCCGGGGTGTATCCTCTTGGATATGATAAATTCCAGCTTTTCAATCGAGCGGGAGCAACAACAACAACAACATCAACCTGGAACACAGTCGATACGACGATGGACGTTACTGCGGCTCTTGATTGGGATCTGCCTACAGGCGGCCAGGCGTTGGTGCAATGTTTCACGAGTGCGACGGATTACTTTTTCGTCAAATACACCGGAAAAACAGCGATTGAATTATCGGGTGTTGCGGGTGTGGATTATCCGGTGGGGAATGTTGCAGTGGGAACACTGAGCAGTGGATCAACAATAAAGTATTGTCCATGGGTTCGGGGTTATCCGTGGGTGATAATGGGAATGCTGATCGATTCAACTGGAACGGGAGCAAATGGACCCTTTGACGTTTATCCCGGTCATTGGGGAATTGGTGGAATGTATGGGGCGGGGATTTACGATAACTTTGATGCACACAGTATAAATGGGCCATTGATAAAAAGGTCAGATGGATCTACCCGTTATCGGTGGAGCCATGCAATAACCTCACCTTGGGCGGGTGGTTTTCGTGATCTGATTGGATTGTCTTCTTCGGCTGGTCAATGGCCAGTACAAAGACAGGGTTATGTTTCTTGGCGAGGTTGTTCGGATCCCACTGGTCTTGAGATGGGATATGAGCCAACGGTTGCAGCGCGGATCAATACTTCTGACATTCAGGAGATTATCACGCATGAATTCTACAATTCAAGTATTCAAAACCACTATGCAAATGTTTTGGCAAACATCGTGCCCCAATATAATGGTGCGTCAACAATGACACCGGCAGCATCTAACTTTACAAATAATCGTGTTCCATCTCTTCCGTATATACAAGAGACAGTACGGGATCTCCGGTTTGTGTATGATGATGATGATGGGACAGGTGCAGAGAAAAGAAATGAGATGGCGGTTGGTGATCTCAATCGTATGAAAGGGTGGGATTTTTACCCATCTGAAAAACTGGTATTGAGAGTTGGGCTCAAATTCGCGATACTGTGCGCGGGTGATGTGGTAGAGATCACAAGTCAGTTTCTATCCGGGCTTTATATGGGGCGCGGGAATTCATTCAATGCACAGCGAGCGATGGTTTTGAATTGTTCGTATGTATTCGGATCGGCTTCGTGTGTTCTCCAACTTGGGATCCTGTCCGGAAGGGAGAAAAGGTGAATCCACCATTGAAGCGCATATCAGAAGAGAAGCCCAAAATAATCGATGAATTGGATAGGTTGGACTTTCGGGTTTTTACCGGATCCGCGTATGATTTGAACATCATCGGGGCGCGGTCGCCAGGAAGAGAAGCTGGTCTATTTGATGATTGGGTTCATGTAGTCTATCGATTGGGTGGAAAATGGTACGAAGAAATGTTCCCATGTTCCACGGATCCTGGTTTGTACTGGTTGGAAAATCCGATGCGGGTTGCAGGTACGGCTATCATTTGCGCCCCGCAGCAAATTCGGGCAGGGTATGAATTGGGATCTCACCGTGGGCAATACGAATGTCTTGTTCCTCGATTGCCGGTCAAGGTTTGGAGGGACAATAACCGAGACACTATTCTCGATACCGATGGTCAGGAATACGAAGGATACGGGATCCAGATCCACAGGGCGAGCAGGTCCGAAACGAGTACTCAAGTTGGAAAATGGTCAGCCGGTTGCACTGTGATCTCGATGGGTTGGGATCGTTTCATGGAATTGGTACATCTCCAAAAACAGAATGGTTTCGGATCTCGATATACGTATACGGTTGTGGACGGTGTATTTTTGTGAGTTATGGTTTCTCTTCACTCCAACGAGGATCCAAAATGCGAATACCCCAGCTACGAATGGTACAGATTTTCGTCCAAGAATCAATAATCCTTTACGACGAGATCAAGGAGGCAAGATCGGCAGATAGCGACGGTGGAAGAACTGTAACCAGAGAGGAGGTATTCCCAATTGTCTTGGGCTTTATTCTCCGGGTTGGGCAGCAAATAGAAAAGTCTATTCTTGGCGTGAATGCGTTATCCCATGCAGCTTCGGTGAAATGGGAATTGATCGCTGTTGTCGCTAAAAATCTGGGGGATCTTCCACATGACATTGCAGCGGCCAGAGGTGAGAATACCCCAGGCGGGGCGCGGGTTACCAGAGCCGAAACGGTGGAGATAATTGGAAATGCTCTCCGACACTCAGTCCCCAAAATGTGCGATATAGTCCACGGTCAATAGTCGTTTTTATCAATCACGCAGAAATGACGCTATTGGATCTGATGCTAAAAATAGAAGAGGGGGCAGAGCCGAGGAACCCCACCCCCAAAAACTACACCCCGAAAGGTGTGCAGGGAACCACCCCCACAGGTCTATAATACTATGATTGACGGTGGTGGGCAATAATGCAAAAGGGCAAAAAAAAAGCCCCGAAGGGCGGTGGTTTATTGGCAAAAAAGCTCTTCCGCTTTTTCAATAAGTGATTCTTTCATTCCATGGAGCGTAAATTCAGGTGCTATTTCTACGTCTTGACCATTCACAATCAGGCTACCGGTGTATCGTGGACCATCAGCGCGACGGGAGCGTCCACTTCGATCATTTGTTGCTTGACCGTTTGTATTGAAGGATGCTTTGTGTATGGTCGCGACAAGCTGCCCCCGCTCATTGACTAAATAGTGCATCCAATCATCGGATTCATGTTCCCATTTCAGGCTTGTTTGGTCATTGATAACCATTGTTGAGAGTGTGAAGTGAACAGCGTTTTCGCGTCGTTCTCTTCGGTCTGCTGCCACTCGCTCTTTGAGAGATAATCCTACTGTGTCGACTGTGACTTTTTTCATTTTGTGCCTCGGTTGGTTTCTTTCTACTCTTCAATTATAGCATAACACACTACAGTTGGAAGCTTTATTTTGCACTATGTACCTCTATTTGAAGTATCGACCGAGAGAAGCAGAAAGCTCTGAGTTGATAGTGGGCGCAGGCAAGACCCGATTGGAAATGACCCTTTGGCAGCGTTTGCAAGATACGTCTTCAGCGTCAGCATCCCAATACATATCTCCTTGCTTTGCCCCACAAAGCATCACGGTGCTTCCTGAAATACAGGCATGTGTCTTCGTGGTGTTTCTACAGTGGTCAGCGCGCCCCGATTTTATCCAAAATACGCCATCCAAGTTAAAGTATCGGTCGATTGATGGCTTGTCGCCTTCGTTGGTCAGATCGGCATTTTTCGCCATGACTTTCACCTTCTGTGCGATGGCATGGTGTGCCTTTGATCTATATTTGGGTCCGTTTACCGATTTTGTAGTACCAACAATGTCCATATCAATCTTTCCTGTAAAATAGCAAAACCGTACATGTGCGATATATTCGATGCCCTGGAATATGACTTTGATTGGTCGGCCATCGGTCCAGGGGTGTTGTTTGCTCAATAACATTTTCTTCCTCGGTGGTTGTGCCCCCGAAGGGCTCGTTTCAGGTAGTGTTTGGGTTTATTTTCTTGTAAACACGAAGGGAAGACATATCATTTTCTTTCCTTGATTTTGATAAATATACTTCGCCCATTCAGGGTTTGTTTTTTCAACTGGATCAAGGTTGGTTTCGATAATCTCAATCTCTGCCATATTTTGGAATCGCTCTTTTACGACCCTTCCGGTGTATGGAAAAAATGGAAGGGTGATTATTTCGTTTAACATTTTGTGCCTCGGTTGGTTTGTTCTACTCTTCCATTATACATGAACACAGTATCTTTGGAAGCTTTATTTTGCATTATCTCTACAATAAGCCCGGACAAAAAAAGCCCCGAAGGGGGCTCGTGTCTGGTTTGGAGTTTGCTTCTATGCCGTTCTTTTCAGGTACTGAACAAGAAATGAATTCGCTGCCTCTCTTGCTGATTCCTTTGATTTGAAACACATTTGAAGACCCGGAAGACTATCACCATTGGAGTCGATAAGAACCCACTGGATGATCTCTCCTGAAATAATGTCGTGCATTGCTGACAAAAATCCCAATGAGCATTCTTGTCCGTCTTCAAAATCTACGAGTATTTCTTGTGTGAAATCCCCGCTGTGCCGCAGGGTATTGTTGGTGTATTGCTTCGGTCCTAAAATCAACTTGAACATTTTGTGCCTCGGTGGTTAATGTCTACTATCATCATACCATAACACAGTAACATTGGAAGAGTTATTTTGCATTATCTTTCAAACAGATACCCGATCTGAAATCAACCCAATCAGGTGATCATACAGCTTCGCCAAATCATCCACATCTTTCGTAGCGGTGTGGGCTCCTTCGGTTGACCAACCCATATATCCACGGATTGCGTCCATCGAACATTTGTCCCATCCGGTGACACTCGAAAGCTGGTGCGCCAGGGTTCGGGTGCATACAACATTTTCTGGGAATGAAAAAGCCTGTTGTTGCTGGTGCATCAATTCATATAGGAACTTGAGATCGAACTGTGCATTGTGGGCAACGATAGTCCCTGGTGATTGAAGTACCTCTGCACATTCTTTCGCTGCCTCGGATTGGCTCAATCCTGTCTCAGCCCAAATCTCCATATCAAATCCGTTAATTTCAAGTGCGCGTGGTGATGCCATATATAGACGATCTGGATTTACCCTCCAAGTCCACTGCCGGTCCACTTCTCCTTCTTGTCTGCGGAGGATACATATCTCGGTTATCTCGTGTCGTTTCGCTGATAGTCCCGTCGTTTCGGTGTCTACAAAATAGATCGGATCTGTAGTCATTTTGAATTCCCCGTGTGAAGTGTGTTATACTGTATCATATACATCAACGCTTTCAAACGGAACAAGAGCCAACGGTCAGGGAATGACCACAAACAAAAACCCGTCGATCAATGCCGCTAAACATGAAATCGACGGGTGAATGTCCAAGGATAGTGTATCACATTTGATCCTTGGTCACGAATACACCAAAGGATCAAAATGTCGAAACCAGCATTTGCCCAGATTACCATGAATGAAATGGGGCAGCTTATGAGTAAAAAACCACCAGCATCTGCGCTGGCTGTTTATATTTCACTTGTCTCTCACGATTTAAGAGGAACCGGGGCAGTATTCCCTAGGATCATCCGAATAGCCGAAAACCTGAAAATCTCAGATCGCCAAGTCTATCGGGGATTGGCTTGGCTCAGAGAGAATGGATTTGTAATCCAGGGAGGTTGCAGGAGTCAAGAAAGATTTATTCTCGCTTTGAGGTATGACATATCTGACAGGAAAACCTGTCAACCAGGACAGGAAAACATGACAAATGTGACAGGTTTACCTGACATATCGGACAAACATGACATATCTGACAGGTTGGAGGACGAAGAAACATGCCAAAGTGGACAATCGAACATGACATATTTGACAGGTAAACATGACATATCTGTCACAAAAACCTGTCAAATCGGACACCATAAGAGAGAAGGAAGAGAAAAAGAAGAGACAATTAATTTAATTACCCTTCCTGAATTTATAGACCCTGCAAAACCTGCACCCAAAGAGTTAAAAAAAGTAGAAAAGGATTGGATTCCTTTGAAGACAGAAACGAATGGTGTACCCAAATGTCCAAGAGGAATTCCCGCAGTTCTTTTTGAGTGGGTGAAAACATGTGTCCCAATTATTGAAGCCGCATCTATTTGTAAGCTCACACCATTACGAAAAAACCCCGACATTGAACAGATGTTGGAGGATCATCCACCACCGAAAGAGGATCCAGGCCACCTTCGTCGGTTGATAAAATCCAAGAATACAGAGCATATTCTTTTTCGGTTGATGCTATGAACCCCGAAGAGATAATGACATTGAGCAAATGCACAAAAAGCGAGATCCTGATCTGGTTGGCGATTCGATCAAAGACAGAGATTGGCCACAGAGAGATCGCAGAGGTAACCGGCCTGGATTCGGGGACCATCAAACGGGGATCATCCAGACTGAAAAATCGGGGACTGTTGCAGACAACAAAACGCGGAGGGCGAAAAGTCAATGCATATTGCACAAAAATACCTCCATCACCATCATTGGAAGAGGCGGGAATTCTTGCGATGTTCTATTCTCTTCACCGTAGATGGGCAGCGGATCCATTTACCAAATGGTGTGGATCTACAAAATGGTTTTCCAGATCTGCACAGCTACACCGATTTGATGACCCCGCAAAACATGAAAAGGTGAAGAATTGTCTCTCATTGATCGCGCAGTGGATGGAGGGACAGCATTGTACAAGATTGCTTTTTCCCAATGCGATTGTACCAATCTGGCGCGGGTCGGATTGGATGACAGCAATACCACGAGTAATCAATGGCGGTCGGATCTGGATTACAGATGGGTGAACAATTATGAGTTGGTCGGATGATAAATTATTCAGCAGCAAAAAACAGGATTGGGGGACGCCTTGGGCGTTCTTCAACAAGATCAATAAGGAATTCGATTTTGTACTTGACGCAGCCGCATCCCATGAAAACCATAAGTGCGTACCCTATCTGACCGAAAATGCGCTGAGTATGGATTGGTGTTCGCTCTCCGCTGGTGGATCGATTTGGCTCAATCCTCCTTATGGTCGTGAAATTGGAAAATGGATCGAAAAAGCATATTGGGAAAGCACCAAAGGCTGCACTGTCGTATGTCTTACTTTTGCCCGTACCGACACAAAGTGGTGGCATGATTGGGCGATGCGGTCAGCCGAAATTCGATTGGTAAAAGGACGGATCAAATTCCAGGAAGCACAAAGTTCGGCTCCAGCCCCATCCTGTCTACTGGTTTTTGATGAGAAGAGAAGAACACCTCGATTCTCGGCTATTGTCAAATAACCAAATTATCTGATGGAGTTACACTCAATAGATCGCGTCTCCAGCTTGTGTAAAATAGGCACAATCTGTATTCGGATCTCGCGTAGTTCAGACCAAACGAGCAAGGCCAAAATCAATGTCGGGAATTCTTTCAACAGCGGGATCAATGCTGACAAAGTAGTCTCTTTTTCCGGCATCGTATCCCCATGTGTGATCAACACATTGTAACCGATGGAGAATGTTTTCGATTTTTGTGCCCCTTGGTTCTGCGCTATATTTGAGGCTGGAGGTTCTATGATCGATCAATTGCTGGGCTCGCTGTTGGACTACTCAGCCCTTGGGCTTTTTGCTATTTATTTAATTTATGGGTCCATTCAATCTGCCAAAAAGCAAGACAAGATGTTGGCCGATTTTACTGCGGAGTTGGAGGAACTGCGCGACCGAAGAGAGAAGGAATTGGCCGATCTGCGGGATCGCTACCAAGCTGTAATTGAAGATATAAATTCACACAGAGATTCATTGACGGATGGTATTGAGAGAAAGTTGAAGGGCGTTTTCGCATCGCTGAATAAATTACAATCCACCCTCGATCATGTGGCGATCACAGTGGAAGACATTCGGACTGAGGAGAAGATCCGAAGGGCGGCTGGTGAAAGGCGGGTCGAGTAATTTGATTTGTAGAAAGATCAAAATAACTCTTCCAATGATACTGTAACATGGTATGATGAGAGAGTAGAAAGAAACACTAAACCAACCGAGGACAAAATGAAAAAACTCACAATAGAACAGATCAAAGAAGCAATCGAGAACGCGAACCCAATCCGGATCAACATCAGAAGCAAAAGTTGGGAAACTGGAAAATGGATACGGTTCCAAAATGGAGCAACAATTACCAAATATGCAAGCTGGCTAATTGAAGATCGAGGGTTCAATAATGAAGAATACATAATGGATTATGATTGTTGCTATCAAGCTGATTTTATCTGCTCCACGAATCACGCGGTGATGATCGAAGATACAACAAATGGAAAATGGTTCCAAGGAAACATCTCCCAGACCACCTTTTTCATGGATGCACTCAGATCAGAAGTTGAGAGACTTATGGAAATTAACTCCATCCCATCCTGAAAGCCAAACCTGAAACGAGCCCCCACGGGGGCTTTTTTTTGCCCTGGTTTATTGAAAAATAATACGAAATAACTCTTCAAACTATAGTGTGTTCATGTATAATAGAAGAGTGAAGAGAAGATAAACCAAACCGAGGAAAA